TTCGGGATGTCCGCTGAACTGTTTGGAGAGGAAGCAGACTTGCGCTACTCCAAGTCTGCCTTGCGTGGCTACCACCGGACATGGTTCGTCAATCCCAGGAGCGTTATATTTCCCTGTACGGCTCATAGAATTATACTTCACGAGGAAGGCGTCTTTCCCACCTGCTACAAACTTGATAAGTCCAGCATAGATACGTTCAAGCGTTTTCTCTGCAAGAGGCTTTTCCCTGAAGATGGTAGTTCCTTCATCAGAGAAATCAAGCACATCTTTTACCGGCTTCCACTTCTCCAGCCGCGAGAACATATCTTGCCTACCACCTTTACAGTGGGTCGGTTCAGGGAATACTATCGGCAAGTTCTTTTTAGCAAAGATGCCGAAGAAGCGTTTTCTTGTGGTGTAGGCACCGAAGTCGGCAGCATTTAAGATGCGGTGCTCAAAGTTGTAACCGTACTTCTTGACATTGCGCACCCACTTTTGATAAAGCCGGCCTTTGTCCATGCTGATAGGTTTCCCATTCTCATCCATATCTCCCCATGACATAAACTCTTCTACATTTTCAATCTGAATGTAGTCAGGGTCTATAACATCAATATAACGGAAGAGATGTTCTGCCAACGTTCGGCTGTCGGCATCTCTCGGCTGACCGCCTTTGGCTTTCGAGAAGTTGGTACACTCCAAAGAAGCATGAAGCATTATCATGGCATCAGGGTATAGCTGACGGATACGTTCTACAATAGTGCTTATCGGGGAAAGTTCCAGTGTACGGATATCCTCAATAAAGTGAAGTGCATCAGGGATATTGGCATCATGTGAAAGGATGGCATTCTTGTCATGGTTCACACAGCAAACAACCTTTCCACATCTATTTCCATCCAATCGTGCTTCTTCCACACCTTCGGACAAACCGCCGGCACCACAAAAAAGGTCTATCACGAACAATTCGATATCGGACAGACCTTCAATGGATTTTAAGATATTTTTCTGCGATTTCATAACTTCTCCTTTTTAAACAGGTGGCTGAACGCATTATCCAAATCCAAGTCTAGATTCAGTTTGGACGGGAAAGATTTAATGTATTCGTACATCTTATAAGCGAGGTTGTCATCATCACCGCATCTGTCAATCAGTGTGAGCAACATGGCGTTCACCATGTCAGAATCATTGCCGAAGTTTTCCTGAGTGGATTCGCTGCAATGATTCACATCACTTTTCAATCTCTTTATCGCGGCTATGGCTGTGTTGAAGTTTCTTTTTGAATCGTGCCGCAATTCAAAGCCTTCCTTCTTGTATTGCTGCTGCATTTCTAGAAGGTTGGTTTCTAAAACGTCCGTGAGGACAAATACGATGTTGGTTATCGTATTCAGTTTGTCTGTTCCTTGCATAATCGTGTATTCTTATTTCTAATTCGAATGAATCCCCTTCGTTCTGTTTCTTCTAACAGTGGAAAGTCTTCATTCTTGATTTCACATTCTGTTTCGTAGTTCACGGAAGTATAACTTGGGATATTGAACTTTTTCCGGATTCTTACGATAACATCCGGATTTCTTGTTACCCAGTAAACGGTTATTCTCATGGTGATATCAGCATTTTTCTAGCTTCCTCATCTCCTGCATCAGCACGGTGCTTGATTTCAATGTACTCAGCATAAGAGATTCTGTTATCTCCACGCTCCTCTATCTCTTTTTCACGTTGGTTTCTGTATCGTTCACGCTCTTTCCGTTCAATATCTTTCCGACGTTCAGAAACGTAGTCCAGCATCGCACTTGTTATTTTCAATGGATCTATTGAACCGTAGAACCGCCCATACTTCCCTGACTTAAACCGTGCTATGAAAAAACAGATTTCAGCGGCATTTATATAATAATACTCCGAAAGGAATATCTCCGATAGTTCAGAAAGTTGCTCTTTCGCTATCTTGGTTGAAACTTCTGCAAAGTCATTCAATGAGCCAAATTGTATCTTTAGCCATTCTATCGGTGTTTCATCCCCATAAGTAGAAGACAATAGCCCTAAACTCGGAATGCTGTCATTCAACGCCAGTTCTGAATGGGTTGCATTACATCTGACAAGTTTGAACTGCAAATCAGGGTTGTAATCAAGAATGAATTGTGCAGGATCGGGATATTTATTCAATAACGCCCTCTGCTTCAAGTTCCTTTCTCTTTTTTGCGGCAGCTTCTCTAACGGTTGTAGCGACTGCAAGAACTGAATCACGTTTTCGCTGCTCGCTATCCTGTTGATTTTTACTAAGTCTTGTCCCATTATAGTTTCCTTCCAATATTTTAGTAAAGTTTGCTTGTTTGAAAATCCAATCAAAGTCGCATTTCCAATTGCGGTCATTAGCTCCAAGTAAGAACGGGGATTGAAGAATGAGATTGAAAACACTCCTCACTGACTCTTTCCCATATTGGGCTATCCGGGCTTTTACAGCCTTTTTTCTCACATCAGTCATTGATCTTATCTGCTGGAGTCTGTCTTTGAATGTGGTATTATAGTATTCCATCAATCCGCTGTAATCAATCTTTTCAGAGGGGGAGGGCGAAGAAAGCTTGGCTTTCTTTGATACTCCGTCAGGAGTATTTTCTTTCTTTTGATGTAGAGATATATCTATATACTCTCTTTCTTCTTTCTTTGTATTTGTGCCCTCTGTGTGCCCTGATTTTTGTAAAAGTTCGGATTGCGGTAGATTGCTGTTCATGGGCTGTGCCCCAAGTTGTGCCCTTAGTTGTGCCCATTCGTGTCTTAATTCATTGATTTCCTTTTCAATACCTGTGTCCTTACTTGTGCCCTTGGTTGTGCCCATTGGATTATATTCTTCATATTTACATAAGGTTATAAGGTTCATTCCTTGATTGCACTCAACAGTTATCATACCTTTCTTTCTAAGATGCACAAGAAAGGAACGCACCTTCTTTTCAGACCATTTCCAACGCTGTGACAGAAATCTTATGGATGCAGGATATTGACCTCTTGAATAAGAGATTTCTCGACCTCCGATACTCTCCTTTCGGGGCGTTGCCTCAAATCGTGCAGACTGAATTAAGTCTAACCACGCTTCGCAACTGCTAAAAGTACGGGCTTCATTCCACATTTCATTCGAGAAAAACCTGCGGCTTAGCCTCAAAAATCCTTCGTCCATAGTCTTAGAATCTCACGTTAGTTAATTGCCTTCCGTTAGAAAATACAGCCCACTTACCATTACCGCTATCAAACAATCGTAAATCCGACACCTCTCCGAAACGTTTGATGTTACCGCATAAATCCACAATCCATCCACATTCTTTAGAAGGATGCGGGCGGATGGCACGACCGACTATCTGATACCACATGGCAAGTGACATTGTAGGACGTGCCATAACGACCGTATCAAGTTCCGGATAGTCAAAGCCAGTCGTAAGTACACCCACATTAGCTACTACCGGAATTTCACCAGCTTTGAACGCCTCAAGAATATGTTCACGTTCTTTCTTAGGAGTATCACCTGAAACGATAGCGCAACCGGGTATTGACATCGTTAACCGTTCCGCTTCTTTCAAAAAACGGGTAAAGACCAAAATACCCTTCCGTTTTCCTCCGGCTTTGGGATTCATCAGCCTTTGGACGATATGAACGAGATAACCGTAGAAGTCTATCCGTTCATATTCTTTTTGAACTGACCTATCCGTATAGTCGGCACCAGTAGTATTTACTTTCAAGTTAAGTTCATTCCACCCTGAAGGATTCATTGAATAGTAATCCAACTTCGCCAAGTAGCCCATATCTAATAGGGTTGATACCTGTACATGATAAATGACCTCTGAAAAGACATGAGGTTTTGTCCGAGTGATAAATTTCAGCATGGAGCCGAAATCACGACTGGAGCTTAAACGGTATGGCGTTGCTGTCAGTCCAAGAACCTTACACTTCACTGCATCAAAAAAATCCTTGTACATTCCCTCTTTGGGGTTTACAAGATGACATTCATCCACAATGATGTTCTTGAAGTGGGTAAACAGTTCGGGATGATTCTTCACACTGCCGATGGTGGCAAATGTTATCCGGCTTATCTCCTTTGAGTTAAAGGATGCTGAATAGATACTGCAATCAAGAATACCGTATGAACAGAGTTTCTTGAAATTCTGTTCGAGTATTTCCTTCGAGGGCTGGAACACCAAGGTATGACCGTCAAGCCTTGCAGCTATATCCGCTATGATAAGCGACTTTCCGCTGCCCGTAGGTAACACCATAATGGCATTTGTTTTCTTCGCCTTGTTATTGAAGAAAGAAACGGCAGCATCAGAGGCTTTCTGTTGGTAATCTCGTAATACATAACTCATAGCCCTTTCTCCTTTCGTAACTTTTTATTAAGTGTTTTGTAATACTTGATTAATTGTTCGTAC